AGGAAAGACTGACTTACCTTTTGTAAGAATTGACGGAATGATTTCTTTGAATAGGTCTAACATCACTTGAACTCACATTCAACCATAATTTCGGTCAAACATGCGATCAAGTTGATTTCGTGGTCAGCCACAAATGCAGCTTGATACTGATATTTGGCGAGGATTAGAACCAGTTGTGGTACAGAATTAGGTGACAACTTCTCATACAAACCGTCATACAGAGTACGGAAGATTCGTGATGGATCATTGTCTAGGTTGTTTGTAACCCATTTACGAGCAGATGCAAAGTCTTTACTAGAAAGAGCTTTAACAAGGTCTGCTACCTGCACATCGGCAACTGATGCAAGAATACCTTTGTCAATTGTGCCGCCAATACTATACCGCTGAAGCTCGTTAAGAATACGGCGATTATCAGGAAAATATTTCGTGATAACTGCTGCAACGACATCCTTCTCATATGTCACTCCTTCTGACGTAAGAATACTTTCAACTCGTTTGAAAAACTGTGTGGCCATCTTGGCTTTAGAACCGTTAGGTTTAAAGTCAATCACGGCACAACGAGAATGTAATGCATCAAGAATACGGTTCTTGAAGTTACAAGTAAAGATAAAGGAACAATTGTCAGAGACGTTTTCGATAATACCACGCAAAGCTTTTTGTGCATCTGGTGTTAGATTATCTGCCTCATCGATGATGACAACTTTACGACCACCGGACAAACTCATTGAGGTCGCATAGTTCTTGACTTGGTTCTGCATGGTTGCGATACCACGGTCATCTGAACCGTTAATAACTAGATAGTCACAACCTACTTCTTCACACAATGCTTTTGCAATGGTGGTTTTACCAACACCTGCGGTGCCAGCCAACAATAGGTTAGGAATTTGTTTGTGATTTACGTATTCTTGAAATGTATCTTTGATACGGTCAGGAAGAATACAATCTTCAACTTTATGTGGACGATACTTCTCTACCCACAACATGTGTTCGCTCATTCAAATTCTCCATAATATAAAAATGTATTGTATCAGACTTTACGCCAAATGTCATTCTCTTTGACGTAAAGTTTACCGTCAGGACCAGGTACAATATTGACCTTCACTTCCTTTTTGGTACCTTCTACATATTCTTCACCGAAACCAACAATATTGTATTGACTCCAAGATTGTACAGGTTTTGGTGTACCGTATGTTGCCATCAATTGCAACACAGGTTTACCTTCGAGTTGTTTTTCCAACTCTTTGGTGGGTAACTCATCTTCTTTGTAGACAATACGTTCTTTTACCTCAGCATAACCTTTGGCGCCAGCGGCCACTAGGCCAATAAGACCTAGTGACTTAGCGAACTGTCTACGACCCACCAGGCTCATTTGACTTCCAACATGGATTCAAACAACGCCTCAAACTCTTTAGATTCAGCAACTTCTGTTTGGAAGTTATTGTTGAACTGAACCTTTGCCATGCGTTTGATAATCTTTTTAGGGACTTTCAATTCTTCGTTGGCAACATTAACAATATCTTTCACGGCTTCATTGTTAGCTTTATTGCGGTTCATATGAACCACCATTTCATCAACGTAACCTTTTAACTCTTTCAATTGTTTCTCATCAAAAGAACCAAATAATGTATTTACTTTAGTCATTGTTCAATCATCCCCACAACTTCAATGTCAGTTTCTTTGACAATAATTTGTCCGTTAATCAAATTAATCGCAGTCTTGCCTTGATTCTCACCATCTGGTGCAATGAAGACTGCAACAACATATTCAGGGTTCAAAGCAACTTTGTTGCCAGTTACGATATCGGTTACCCAAATCATTATGCGCCTACTTTCTTATCTTCAAAAGTTGAGTATTTCTTTTCCATGGCCATGAAATATTGAATATCAACTTTGTTGTTTTTAAACGATGCAAGACCTTTTGCAGAGGACTGCAATCTATATTCACCTGGAATCATCTTCATGTTATCAACACTAAAGACAAAGGAGAATTCTTTACCTGTAGTGTTCTCACCCAACTCAATAGAGTTAATGTGTGCAGAGTCGTCAGCAGGATCACATGCGGTCAACAAGACTTTGGTGTTGTCTTTGTTTGTTTCAACAGCGATGTGTGTAGACTTCAATACAGAAGCAGACTTCAAAATAGAAGCCAAGTCTGTATCCAAAATCAAAATATCAAGTTCAACAGAAGGCAATGTCAATTCTTTCTCTGGTGGAAGAACACAATTAGAACGCTCTGTTTTGCGGTAATTTGTTTTAGAACGACCTGCTTTGAAGATAATGTCTTTATCTGTCAATTGAATTTCTGTGTCTTTGTTCAAGTTGTAAACAACCAAGAACTGATTCAAATCAACTACACAAAAATCGGCATCAAACTCATCACCCAAAGTAGCTGTGGCCAAAAGACCTTTACCTGGAGAAATAGTTTTTAGGGTCTTACCCTTTTTAAATTCGAGATTACTATTGATCGATGCAAAGTTTTGCAACACGGTCAATGTTTCGCTGGACAATTTCATAATATACTCCTTATTTCAATTCACTCATTATACCTGATCCGTATGAAAAAGCAATACGTCTAATCAAGTTATCTTTCAAGTCTTCCATAGTACCTGAGTTTTGGATAGTATAATCAATTTGACCACCAATCCAACGCCATTCAGATTCATGTATGCCAGATTGTTCTAGCATGTATTGTTCTTCTTTGTGGCCACCATGATTTGCGGTAGCTGCAATAGAATACCAATGAGGTCTTACACCACGCTCAATTTCAATCGTGATACCATTCATTGAATGAACAAATTCAATTTCATTTTGAAAACGAACATCAGTGATAACATAGTGCGTATCAGGATTTTGTTCAATATATCTTTTCAACTTGATAACCCAAAAGTCTTCATGAAATACATCACGACCAACTTCTGTACCCATCAACTGTAGTGCAAGTCGAGGTGTAAATGGCTTACCCAATTCTTTAGACCAGAATTCGTCAGGTACTTCACGCCATTCACGTGACTGTTGAGTGTCACCTTCTAACAAATGACGAGGCCAACCAAACATTTCAGCGGCCACATCTTTGACACCCTTTGCAAAAGACACAGGAGTAAATCCCATGTCTTTCAAGAGGTCGCCTGCGGTACCTTTACCTGAACCAATAAATCCAAGTAAGCCAATAATCATTACATTTCTCCAACGTAATTTGCGATAGATGGCATATCACCTTTGAAGTGATAAGTACCCAAGTGTTCAGTTCTCATCCATGGACACAACCAAATTTGTCCACCGATCTTACGATACATTTGGCAGAACATATAATCTTCTGACAAGTAACGATCTGAACCACCACCAGTGATAGAATCTTTGCTATCAATCACGGTGTCGAAGAACGCATGAATATAACGTGAACCATCAAAGTTGGCTTGACCAACGTGATCTGGTTTATAACGAATCATTGGGTAAGCTTCTTCCATTTTCTGGAACACTTCACGCTTAACCATCATGAAACCGGTACCAATTTCAAGAACTTCAAGAGGTTCTGAAACATTGAATTTCTCTGTACCCTTAACTGGGTTGAAAACGAAGTCACCAGTCAATTGACCAAGTGCTTCTAGTGGCAAATCTGGGTTGCGCTTAAGAGCGGCTTGAATAGATTTCCATTTGATTGCTTTCTTTGGATATGGTCCGCCGATAACATCTTTATCCAACGCCAACATTGCAATAACGTCTTGTGGTTGGAAGTTAATATCTGAGTCCAAGAACAACATGTGTGTACAGTCTGAACGATGGATAAATTCATCGACCAAATAGTTACGAGCACGAGTAATCAAAGATTCATTGAATAGGAAAGAAAACTTGATACTGATGCCGTATTGCATACAAAGGCCTTGCAAGTCTAAGCAAGCTTTCATATACAAACCGTGGTTCATACCACCATACATTGGTGTAGCCACAAATAGGCTTTTCTTTTGTAAGTCTTCTCTTTTAATTGAAATTTCCATTTGGACTCCGTAATGGTAAAGAAAAAAGGGGGACTTGCCCCCTTAGATTAAGCTGCCAAAGAGTAACCAGCTTGCAATGCTGCTTTCACTAGAGCTTTAGTTGGTTTGCCAAGACGATAAACTTGGGCTTTGCTGCCGTCATTCTTAGTAACGGTGTTTGTGTAGATCACATGACCTTCTTGACGAAGTTCATCAATACGTGCAGAAACGTTTGTAACGCCGAACAATTTACGACCTTGTGCAACGGAGAAGGTGTTGTAACCTTCTGTTTTGCTCAAGTAGTTCAACATTTTAGCTTTTGCGGACAATTTAGACATAATATCTCCTAATAACAAAGTTTAACAAAAAATCTTGCAGATTGCAAGTATCAGTATCATATCATTATATATGATGTTTGTCAAGAATCCTAATGGCATACTTGACTTATCTGCCAACTTGTGGCAAATACTTTGACTTGGTTTCTTCCCAAGACAAATAGATTAGGTCATCATAGAAAAGTGTTTCATATGAAACGTTATTTTTCTTTTGAAGTTGCCTAATACGGCCTTTGGCATATTTGGTTTTCCAAATATTTGTCAAAGCCTCAACACTGGTATCAAATGATTTTACCAGTGATTCTTCCGTAATTTCTTTACGGAGGAATTCGGGTGTGTTATTGTATAGTGGCGAAAAGTAAATGCCACGTTGGTGAGCACACTTCACCAATTCTTTTGGTATCTTCAACTTACTGTATGCAAAGTGTAGTGTACGATTTTTATGGTCACGTTTGTATGGTAAGCCATTTGGTTTCTTGGCTTCCCACCATTCAAAGTAATGGCGGGTATGATTCTCTTTTACCCAATCGTATATTGTGTTGAGTAAATTACGGCTAGGGTCAAAAGCGACTGAGCCCGAACTGAATCCCATTTTAGTCCAATGTTCGAGACCATCATACTGTGATAACCCGCCGGACTTTGCCATGCCATATAGAGAAGTAGTTGTAACGCCAACAAGAATGTCACCATATTGTCTTTTCCAATCTTCTTGAACTGTGTCAGATAGACACAAAAGTGCCAACAATTTACCACCCATATAATTAAAACCGAGTGGTTGCAAAGGAACAATCGTAGAACCGATTGCTGTGTGATTAATCATGTTACCTTGTGTCTTCACTTCTTTAGGCCAACCAATAAACTTATCACGTGGAGTTAAGTCTAGGAAGTCAGAAGAAATACAAATGACACCAAGATACTTACCTGTGACTTCATCTGTCACGGTGTAGTATAGGTTGCGTCCAATGTTAGAATTATTCTTCATTGTAGACGAGAATGTGCGTAGTGTGTTCCAACGGTCTGCCAACGGACCATTAGAAAGAACCATTTTAGGTTTTAATTTATCAAAATCATCCGGTGTTTCTGGCATCCAAAGATTTGATTTGATAGACTCAATATCTTTTTTCTGTTTTGGATTTATAAGCTGAAACTCATCATCACCAAATAAAACAGAAACTTCTTTGGTAGGAAACTTTTCGTGTACCTCACACCATTTCTGGTACAAGGTATACTCACGAACATCCATCTGTGACTTGATTGTTAAGTCTGCAATCAAATCTTCACGAAGTTTTTCGGTATCAATGTGTGTAAAACTAGAAGGATCGTTTTGATCCTTCCAGTTACTCCACTGTTCTTCAATATCAGGAATGTTTTTTGCCATGGGCTTTTGTAATTTTTTCTGCGGCTTTCTCAGCACGTTTAATCAGTGTTTTAATCTTGTTACGTTTTTTCAAAGCCATTTGCAATGCAAGTGGTTTCGCACGTGAAGTATACACGATTCCGTCCATGTGGTCAAGCTCATGCAAGAAACATCTTGCACTTAAGCCAACATAGTGTGCCTCTTTTTTGTTACCGTTGAAGTCTTGGTATTCAACCCAAATCTCTTTAGGACGAGTCACCTTGAGTTCCATCATCGGGAATGATAGACATGCTTCACCCATGTGAGTTTCACCTTCAGTTTTAACAACCTTAGGATTATAAAATGCCACATATTCTGTACCAGCACCCATTACAAACATGCGATGACGGAATCCACATTGATTTGCAGACAAGCCGTAACCACGATTTTTGATACAGGTTTCTACCATTGACGATGCAAAGTCGGCTGGATTGATTGTTGCATTATCAAAATCAAATTCAGGCAATACTTCTCGCAAGATAGGATCATCTTCTGAAACCAAATCGAATGTCTCGATGTGGTGTTGTACCAGTTGTGATTGTTTTTCCGTGTCGATAATAATGGTATCATCATCACGCAACACATCCTTCAACTCCAAATTTACTTTTTCAACCATAATTTTCTCCTTATAGGTCTTCTTCACCGATATCAAAATAACTATTCAATGATTGATTTGTTAAGAATGAATCATCGATGTTTTGATCTGTTTTACCGATAACAATTAACTTTTCCATGTTATCGCATACTGTTTCGATATTTGATGGAACATAACCATACAGCTTTACACGGTCTTCATTAGATGATTTACCAGAATAGTAAACGCTACCCAACATTTCCATGTAATAGTACCAATTGTTTTTAAATTTCAGTACTGCTTCCAAATAACACTTCTGTAAATCACGACCGTTCAATTTACTGACATATGCAACCAAACGAACTTCTTTGTTTGGTTTCTGTTGTGCCAGAGCTGCAGCGGCAAAAACTGCTTTCACCGGAGATGATGCTGCATATGGAAGATAAACAACTTTATCTGTCTCGATATAGTTGTGAGCTTTCAACCATGTGTTTACTTCTGAAACATTTGACCATGCAACTGGCAATAGTTTAGATGTTTGAATGGCATTGTTTTGGTGAAAAATTTGATAAGTCAAAGCAGTTCTACGTTGTGGAGAAAACTTGCCTTTGTTACCACAAACCTTATCAATGAAATTTGAAATTGCTTCAACTTCTAATTCTAGAGTACCTTGGTCGATCATTCTCTGTGCAAGAGATAGAATGTCGATTTCTTTTAGTAGACCAGCTGGTGGACGATCTTCGCCTGCGTTTGTTCGATTACCAAAAACGTCTGCTTCAGATTCATCAATATCAATGACAGCACAGATACGGTTCTTAACTTTCTTTTCGTGTAGAATTTTGTCTTTTGTACGACCATCAACCAACAAGAATTTTCCTGGATGATCTGGACAAGGACGGAGAAAGATAGGCTTTTCGTATAGACGGAATCCGTTTTCTAAGATATCATATCTCAGTTCGTCATACTTTTCATTCTTACCTTCAGCACGAACTGATTGAGAACTTCCATAACCATCACGAATGATTAGATGTTCTTCGATCAATTGAAGTCCATGGAACTCCAATGATTCGAATTCTTCGTTTGTGTAGAATTGCGGAAAAGCTTCGGCACGTAAGAAAGCTTTTGCTGTTTCCAAGTTTGCATCTGTGAACTCTGTATTGAGTTTAATTGTAACGATAGTTTGCATTTCAAATTTCCTTTTTAAGGGTTGTGTGGGTTTATTCACACGGGGTTTACAGGGATTATTTGACCACTTGACTGAAGTTGTTTTTCTTCTCAAATCGTATTACCGATCTGAATTTGTCAAATAGCTGGTCGCCTTTGTGAGAAATCACAAAGACATTGGTATCATGTCCCATTTCATGAATCAATTTCAAAAATTCTTCTGTACCTACAGTATCTAGGCTTGAATCAAATACTTCGTCTAGAATCAGTAGGTTGGTACTTACACTATTCTTCAACTTGGCAATTTGGCGCCATGTAAATAATAATGCAAGGTCAATACGCATCTTTTCTCCTTCGGAAAAATTAGCGTAAGAAAACTCGTCACGATGGCGGCTCTTAATTGTTTCATCAAAGTTCTCATCGATATTAAAGTTAACAAAGAAGTCCATTGCCTTCAAATACTTGTTAATGAGTTTGTTCATTATAGGCAGGTATTGTTTAATGATTCTGGTTTTGATACCACCATCTTTCAACAATGTGCCTGCAAACTCCATGTATTGTTTTTCTTTCAATAGAGTTTCATATTCTTTTCTGCTTGCAACCAATTCAGCTTTCAGTTGATTCAACTTCTCGTTGTCATCTTCCGAGTTCTGTGACTTGGTATTCAACTCACCAATTTCTTTCAACAACTTACTAATGTACTTGTTAATTGCATTGATGTTTGTGTTGTGTTTCATCACCTCTTGTTGATGAGCTGTAATCTTCTGGAGAGTTTCCTGAATAGTCTGTAACTGAGAGGATAACTTACTAATGTGGCTTTCAACCTTCGACAACGCAGTTTCAACCTCACTCTTAACATCGACAATTCTTTCCAACTGAGAAGATTTGAATTCGCTTGGGATGCTCTGCTTGCACGTTGGGCAGTTGTCATTCTCATGATAAAATGTTTCGTCCTTCTTCAATCTTTTTAATCTTGTTTCCAGCTTAGATTCAAGTTGTAAAAACTCTTTAGACTTAGTTTCAAACTTACTCTTATCTGCAACCCTAGACTGCATTGCATCGATGTGTTTCTGTATTAGGTTTACATCACGAGTAATCTTGGCAACCTGTGTCTTTGATTCTTCAATTTCTTCCTGTTTACGGTCAATCTCAGCCTGATTGTTCTTACGATGTTCTTCAATATTTTGCAATTGAAGATTAATCTTTTCTTGTGCCAAACTAATATCGTACTTGATCTTAGTCAGGTTCTCTTTGTTCAATGAGTATTTTTCTTTTAGAATACCATTCATCGTAGAAAAGATTTGAATGTCTAAAAGGTCTTCGATGATTGCTCTACGATCAGCAGGTGATAATTGCATGAACGGAACAAAAGAAGCTGAACCAAGAATAACAACCTGCGTGAAAGACTTGTAATTCAACTTGAGAATTTGTTTCTCTAACACTTCTTGGTAGTCTTTTGCGGCTGCATCTTGATTCAGCAAAATACCGTCACAATGGATTTCAAACACATTTGGTTTAATACCACGAGCAACTTTATATTTCTTTTTACCAATAGTGAACTCAACTTCAACCAAACCTTTTTGATTGTTGATAGAGTTCAGAAGGTTTGGTTTGTTAATTTTACGAAACGGTTTACCGAAAAGACCAAAGCACAAAGCGTCAAGAATGGTGGACTTGCCTGCACCATTATGACCAATAATCAATGTGTTCGGTGACTTGTCCAGCCGAATTTCGGTGAACGAGTTGCCGGTGGAAAGAATATTTTTCCAACGAACTGTTTCAAATAAAATCATACTTTATCTTGACTCAATGCCTCTACGTAGAGTTCTTTCAATATTTTTTTCAATGTACTGTTGTCTATATTTTCATTCTCAACAGAGTCCACAAACTTGTTTAGAATAGTCAAAGTATCTTCAGCTTGGTCGATTGTATCATCTTCTACACCTTCTGTCAAGTCTGTAAAGTCCTCAACAATGGTAATGTCCACAGGATTAACCTGGTAAAGATTCTCAATCATGCGGTCAAACAGATATGGATTAGTTTTGTTAACTACCACAACTTTAACGTATGTGTTGGTATGTTTGCTTAGGTCTTTATTGGTAATTTCTTGGATAGATTCCACTTTATCATCGTAGATTATCCTATGAAACATCCTGTTAGTATTCTGAATGAATTCAAGACTATGGCTATCCAAATCGAAAATATGAAACCCACGGTCATCATTGTAGTCCTGCCAAGTAAGTTCATAGGGGTTACCCAAATAATATATGTCACTAGCGTTAGACTTGTGGTGATAATGACCACTAAAAGTATGAGTGAACTTGTTGAACAAAGCACGATCTAGTCCTTCTTCCGATTGCATACCACGATACATTGCGAACCCAGCAATCTCAAAATGCCCACAACAAATACTAGCTTCAGTGTCTTTTAATGTGTCCATTGAGTCTTGATAATTTTCAGGACAAATCCATGGCATCATGCAAACAGGATATCTTTTGGCACCCAAATAGATTGTTTTTGGATGGTGAATAACATTGATGTTATCATACTCTTGTAACAATAGTTTAACAGAATTCACCGAATTGGTGTTCTTAAAGTATGTGTCATGGTTACCAGCCAACATGTGTACTTTGATACCTAACACATGAAGTCGGTCAAAGAACATCTGTTTGGCACGTTTCAACGTAAAGAAGTTGACATACTTTCTACGGTCAAACGTATCACCAAGAATTAATACCGTGTCAATATTTTCCCTCTCTAATGTGGGAAAAAATATGTCGAGATAAAACTTCTCGTAGTAGTCAAGAATCTGTGGTGAATCGTTGCGAGCACCAAAGTGCTGATCTGTAATTAAGGCTATTTTCATTTTTCGATTGTGCAGTTTTTGCACATTGTACTACTAATCCAAAAAATTTTCAATACCCTTGGGCTTCTTTGCCGGTTTCTTTTTCTTGTTTTTCGTTTCTTCAAATGTCTCAATGAAGTCGGCAATATTATCGTACAACTGGAACTGCATGGTATTACCATCAGAATCCATCATTTCATATTCATCTAAAATACCAAACTGTTCTGTGGCTTTGTATTTGACGTATAGTTGTTTCTTTTCTTTGCCAATTCTACGGAGAAATGCGTAGTAGATAATCTGTGTGAAGTATGCAAATGGGTTCTTTGATTTTGCTGGATCAAAGTTATTGAAGTACATAAGACAGTTTTCGATACCATCACCTATCATGTCTTCCCTATGTGGGTAGTTTATGAAGTTTGGTTTGTGTGACAAGCCTTCTGCAATCTTCATCCAACATTCACCAATATAATTTGGTATTTCGGGTGTAGGTTTATTCGATTCACTGGCAATCTTACATTTCTCTTTGTAATCTGTAAGTGCCTTCAAGAAATCGGCGTTGTTTATATAATGTTTAGTTTTACTCATTTCAAATATACCATAAAAAGTTGTTGACAAAAGGCTTGACAAGTGATACAGTCTCGGTGTTCCCTATAATAAAATTATATTAATGGACCACTTGATTATTATTTAATTTCATGGATTCCATAATCTCCATAATTTCTTGGTCATTTAATTGGTCCAAATCATTTTTAGCTTCCATTAAGGATTTAATTTTTTGTACAGCATTAATATAATATTCCTTAAATTCATCTTCCGGTTCCAACATGGTAAGGACCGAATCTGGATGTAACATAGCCTCATTCTTTTTAATCAGTTGAATTGGCAACCAATGTGCAAGTTGCAATACACCTTGAGGTTCGTTGTTTCTAAAGTTGATATGTACCAACATTGGTTCAGAGATGCAGATACCATATTCTGTGTTTACACTTCCCACCAAATCGTCTCCATTCTTAAGTCTTACAATTTTAATATTGTTCATTTCTTAACTCCTATTTTATAGATTCTATATGGAAACTTTTCTTGGTTATAGATATCAGTTCTTTCAATGAAGTGTTTCAAAGTAAAGTTTAAGTGTTTTTTGTGTCTGAGGTCGTCTGCGATATCGTAGAGGGTAGCTCTGTCTTTTCCTTCTCCTTTTCTGAGTCCTCGGCCGATAGATTGGAGATTCCGAACACGAGACTTAGAAGGTGAAGCAAATATGATGTTATGTAAATTGCGAATATTAATCCCAGTACTAAAAGTACCATATGAAGCCACAATGATTGCATCGTTTTCTTCCTCCACTATTCGTCTAATATCTTCTCTTTCGGTTACATCAACATCACCATGAACAAAAAACACTTTTCTATTGCCAAGATTCTTAGTGTCCTTTATCATATTATAAAGGATTTGTCCATGTTTTTCAACCATTTGATACAGAATCAGTGTATTTTTGTTTAAAGATACCGCAAGATTACGAATAAATTTGTTTCTGTTCTCGTTTGAAATAAGAAATTCAATTTCTTCCTGGTATGTATAATCTCTGGCCAACTCGCAAATTTCATTATCATACTTCAATAGTAAGCATTTGATTTCAAAATCTGCAACCTTGTTGGTGTCAATCAGTTCTCTTGTGGTGATAACTTGTTTCACAGGACCAAACAGACCCTCAAGAACAAGTTTGTGTGTCTTGGTGCCGTCTAAAGTACCTGTTAGGCCAATACGATACTTGGTGTTGATACAAGAAGTTAATATGGTGGTCAAAGATTGTGCTTTAAATAGATGCGCTTCATCACCAATCACAAAATCAAACTGTGCGAAGTATTCTTTGTCCATCTTATACAAAGACTGCCACGTAGAAATGGTTACAGCTTTGTTTGTTGATTTTTCTTTGCCTTGATAAATTCGATGCACATTCTCTGGTACATCAAAGTCGTTGTTAGATGAGTAGTCTGCAAAGTCAGAGTATAACTGTTCAACCAAAGATGTTGTAGGAACAATAATCAGTCCTTTCAAGCCTTGATAGTCTAACAGTTGACGTATAATCATATAGATGATTAAGGACTTACCTGATGACGTTGGAGACAACAACAATCTTCTGTGTGATTGCATAGCATCAACGAACGCACTCAACTGGTGTTCATGCACATCCAGTTTTTTACCTTTAGAATGTAAATTTAATTCTTCTGCAAACTTCTTTGCGTGATACATCGAGAACTCCGACTCAACATCGGTGTTACCTGTATCGACTGTGTAACCACGGTCTTTTGCAAATTCTAAAATGTAATCTAGTAGACCAAGATAAATTTGACTTGTTGTTAAATTGAACAGTCTAATCTTGCCGTCCCATATACGATTCCTGAACGCAGGAACGAATTGATGACCAGGGACAAAGAATGTGAAGTACTCTGATAATTCTTTCGCCACATGTCGTTCACACTCGACCTTGGCGTATACTTGATTATCTTTACTTAATATGATATCAGACATAGCCTTCACTTCTTAAATAGTAATATAGTGACAGACACACAAGATATAAAACCACATAAAACAATGCTTTAGCTCTAAACATTGTTGAGGCAAACAACATTCCTAATATAAACGAAAGTAGGTTTAATGTGTGTACTGAAACTGAAAATAAATTATTGTCCACCTATAAATTTCTCCCAAGAAATAAAATCTCTTAGTTGCCATGTACGTTGTTTCAGTTCATTCATAATAGATTCAATGACTGATACACATTCTTCATGGTACACTTTCTTTTCCAGTAACTTGATAAGGTCTGCATCAGCCTCAAGATAACTGGCCATATCAGACTTCAGTACAAACTGAAACGGTTCCCAACCGTATTGATCCAGTTCTTCCTGTGATAGTTTGCCTGTATAGTATTCCATTTTGATCTTACGCATACGTAGATAATCAAAGTTTGCCTTCTTTACGGCAATCTTATGCTTGGTCAAAATGGTGAGATATTTGTTGTGGTACTTTGGAATTTTCAGTAGTTCTTTACCAGGCTCGGTCTGGTCAATATCTGAATCTGATTCCCAGTATTTTAAAATCTGTTCTAAATTTTCCATAATAAAATCAATAAGTTAACACTAAAAAAACATAATAACATAAACGATGTTAGAAAGCAAGCCTTATGTTAGAACTATGCCGAAACATAATCGTAGTATTCAAACATGAATGATGCATCACCAACAATTACAGTTTCAGAGCCTTCTGTAACATCAAATTTAATGTCAGAAAGTGAAATTGGGAATGTATTGTAGAAGTTAAAACGACCAATCGGATTGTTCAAATTAGATAACACGATAAGTGTGGCATCAGAGTAGTTAGATGTGTTTATAGTTTGTTGTTGTGTCAGTCTGTTTCGTTCACTAAACCCTGTTGGAGCCGCAAAAGAACGCATCCATTGGTGCAGATTCATCCAAGAACTCAAGTCACCATTCACGTTAAACGTAATTCTCAATGGGTTGTATGCAATCTTTGTGCTTGCCAAAGGTATGTCTAGAAAAGGAGTGTTCAGAGTGGCATTACCTGTACTAATACCAGGTAAATCCACAGACTGGCAAAAATATTGTGTATCTGGTATTCTACTGAACGACAAAAGAAACTTTGACGGCTGTAAATAACCAGTATTTTCTGGTGTTCTGTCTAATGCTGACATTCAATTCTCCTTATTCAATATTTAGGAAGCA